ATTGAAGTAGTCTTAAATTCTTCTTACCAGAAAGAATCTTTAATGCATGTCCAGTAAATTTAGGTGCAACTACACATTCATAAAAACTTTTATATATCTCTGTCGCACATAAATCATCCACTTCTCTATTAAGAGCAATAATTCCACCAAAGCAACTGATTCTATCTGCATCCAATGATCTAACTAGAGCATTAGAAATAGTTTCTGCTATAGCCACTCCACAAGGATTAGTATGTTTAATAACAACAGAAGCAGGTTCACCTGAAAACTCTTGTACTGTAGATATTGCTGCTTCTAAATCAATAAGATTATTATAACTTAGTTCTTTACCTTGTAATTGTTTTGCATTGGTTAATCCTTCTTCAGGAAATGTAAACCATACTGCTTCTTGGTGAGGATTTTCACCATAACGTAAGAATTGTTTAAATTCTATACCTCGACTTATATCCGAAAAATTAAGAGTCATTTTCCTCCTTATCCTTTAACTTCTTTGCTTGTTTATTAGTCCAATATGCTAATGCAATGATAGAAAAATACATTAATGTATCATCCAACATAACCAAGAAGAATATTAGAGAACCACCAATTCTTAACCACTCAGGAAGAACATGTGCTATTCCTTCTCCAACTTTACGAAAAAATCTCTCAAACTTAAAGTATAAAAGAATTAATGCAGTAACTACAAATTCACTATACGGTACAACAAAATACAAAGAGAGGAATATAAAGAGTGGCCAATAATGCCTCTCTGGTATTTTTGTAACTAATTTAAGATAACGTTTAATAAGTCTCTTCATCTATCACCAGCTTTACGATTTTCAGAAAAGAACTCATCAAAAGTTCCTTCGGGATATCTCCTAGCAAGTTTCTTTACATTAATCTCAACAACTTCATCCATAGAAACCCCAAGTGCCATACATGCTTGTGCCACATACCACATAACATCACCAAGTTCAATTATTAGATGTTCTTTATTTCTCTTATCATATGGTTTACCTTGGAAGATCATCTTCTTAACAATCTCCATAAACTCACCACCCTCTGCAGATATACCAACAGCAGCAGTTAATAGTCTTTCTATATTAGCACCCTTCTCATCCAGTTCCACTAGACGATCTGATAATGCAAGAAAACTTGTAGATTCTTCTGATGTAACAGTATCTACAAACTTTTCATATGCACCAAAGTCAACGTGATTTTTCATATCTAAAACTTAAACTCAGCAAATGATTTTTTTGGTTTCTTCTCTTCGATATTATAACCCCCTTCTTGTCCACTGTCAACTATATCCTCTTGTGCCTTTTGCTCTACGTCATATAATCTCATCTTGGCACGATCAATTCCCACAACAAATCTCTTGAATATAGTAGGATCATTATATCTATTTTTCAATTGCTTTACCATAATCTGATTTAATGCTTCTAACTCTTCTGTTGAAATGAGAGCGAACATAAGATCAGCAGTGGCAGGAAGACCAAAGGATTCAGAGGTATCGGTAAGATCCACATCACTACTAGCAAAGCCACTGCGAGTAGTCTGAGTAGCAGAAACAATTGGTAGATTTGCTTCCACAGCCAAACCACGAAGTTCTTCAGCAATCGACTTAATGTACGAGTACGAATTGATGGAACTGTTTGCCTTATGTCTAGAAGAAGCACAAATATTAAGATAGTCAATGAATATAATGTCAGGCTTGAAAGACTTCTTAAGTGCCAATTCAGTAAGTAATGATTTAAAATGTCCACTGTGTGCTGCTGCTGTAGGGTATTCTTTAATNATTAATGTTCCTTGTGTTTTCTGTGAAAGATTAGTAACCTTATTCTCAAACATCTTACGTGGAAGATCTGTTATGTCTTGAATGTTGACATTAAGTAAATTAGCATCGATCCTTTCCGCAATCTTCTCCTCTGCCATTTCGAGAGTAATGTAGAGGACGTTTTTTCCCTGGAGTAGGACACTGCTAGCCACATGACACATGAATAAAGATTTTCCAACACCTGTGCCAGCCAGAGCAATGTTGAGAGTTTTATTTGGTAAACCTCCTTTCGTAATTTTGTTAAAGAACTCAAGATCAAATGGAATAAGGTCCTCTTTTCTGTGATACGACTCATAACGTTCCTCATAATCTTGTAAGTAATCGTGTCCTATATGATTATCGAAAGACACAGCCAAAGCATCAGACAAAATACTAGGAATAGCATCCCTTCCTTTCTTGTCATCTTGTCCATCAGCAAGAGCGATAGATTCCATGAGTGCCAAATATATAGCACGATCCCGACACCATTTCTCTGTAGAATCAATCAACCATTGATTCTCTACGACAGAATCAGTCAGAGAATTATTAATCTCTCTTACTTCTTTTACTTCAGTCTCTGTAAGATCAGTTCTATTCTCAGTCTCAATATTTAATGCTTCAATAGTAATTGAAGAACCGTATTTAACAATAAACTTAGTTATCTCTTCAAAGATTATCTTCTCCGAACGTTGCTCAAAATATGCAGGTTGAATAAAAGGTATAACTTTACGAGAATACTCCTCATTAAATATTAAATTCCTAAGAATAGTAGTCTCAATTCGTTCCATAAGAGAATTGTTGCTTGGCAATGCCATCAAGTTTCTCCATTATATCATCAGTAAAGTATTCTGTAGGATTCTTTAGAATTTCTTTACCATATATTTTCTTACCATTTATTTCATATCGTCCAGCTTTATTCTGCCACAGACCTCCAATCTCACCAAGTTCCAATAAACCATAGTAACGATCAAGACCACGTTCATCATAATATAAACGTATTTCTACTTGCTGGTTTTCTTTAGAGAGTCTTGATTTATGTGTCTTAGCTTTAATAATGTTTCCAACAACCTCTTTCTGATCCTTTTCCTTTTTTTTGCTGAGATAAATGATTGTAGACGCGGCATATTTGAGGCCAGACCCGCCTCCCATTTCTTTAGTAGGGATATAACTACCGATAACATCGTATGTATGATTTGTAACTATAAGGGGTATGTTTGCTTGACCCAACTTCAAAGTCAACATTCTGAATGCACCTTTAACCAATTGCGATTTGGTCATATCACGGACTTGTTTATCGTCCAGTGCATCCCTAATTTCTTTTTCTGTGGAAAGCATTCCCAAAGAGTCTAACACAAACATACAAGGTTTGCGATCCTCTTCAGACATTTGTAAATATTTATCAACTGCCTTTAATGCCTTCGACCTAAACTCTTCAATNGTNACTACATTAATAACCACAAATCNTTTCATATCAATNCCACGACTNTCTAAAAGTGCCCTAGTAATACTACTCTCAGTATCGAAATAGAGTGTATAAGCATCGGGATTATTATCAAGAAAGTTCTTAACAACGGCGAGAGAGAAAAAAGTCTTTCCAGTACTGCTCTCTCCAGCAATTGCAGTGATCTTGTTAGCAGATACCCCACCAAAGATGCTACCTGATACGAGTCCGTTAAAAACCAACGAACCCGTATCAATATATCGTTCACTTTCAGATATATCGGATGCGAGTTGGGTGTAGTCATCTCCAATTTCCTTTACAATGTCTTTTAAAAAATCCATATCAAATACCTAATAATTTACGTTGTCGATTAAAATAATTATGCAGTATCCAAGAACTGCTATTTAACTTATCAGTTCCACCAACACCATATTGAAAATCCACTCTATGGTTCTCACCATACCCCATAACTTCTGGAGTATTCTCCTTACCCCTATCTCCACCATTACAGAAAATCACCTTATCAGCAATCTCTAGACACTTAGNAATAGCACCACACGCACTATCATCATTATCTTCCCATGAAATAACAGCATCTACCATATCCAAATGACGGAGTATATCTGCCCTCTCAGTCCAGCACTGAAAATACTGACCCTTCTTTCTTGTAAGCCAAGGATCACCATTTAATCCTACAACAAGATATCCTGAATAGTCTTTAGCTCTTTCAAAATAACGAAGATGTCCTGTATGAATAGGATCAAACCCACCAGTAACAAGACTAACTTTTTCAAAAATCATTAAATCACCATTCCCCTTTCTTCACGTAAAATTTTCTTATAAGGTCCATCTGGATTTTTTTCTCGAACTTCTTTAACCTCCTTTAATAGATGATACAATCTAGCATCCCCACCCAATGCAAGTGCACTAACTATTGTTGCTAAATCTTTGTCGTTAATAGGTAAATCCATTAGGTGAAAAATTCCTCCAGAGTTACAGTTTTTTCTACATTCCAGCCAATCGCATCAAGAATAGCTTTAAGTGGTTCCACAAAACTCTTCTCAAATTGTAAGTCATAATCAATATATTTGTCAAGACCAAGTTCTTTAGGAAAATCTTGAATAAATGATACAATATTTTCCTGAATGATATTCGGTTTCTTAAGATAGAGAAACTTGACCTTCTCTCCATTACCGATGAGTGAATATTTATTAGTCAACTTTTTCTGTTTAACATAATGGTTGAATAATAATGCACCCCGTATATGTATAGGAGTTCCTTTTGCATATATTGTAGAATATGCCTTATACTTTTGCAAATTATTTGCTGTCCGTGGAAAAGCAATATCTTCGGGTGGAAGTGCTTTAAAATCCTTACGACACTTATCAATAAAATCAATCACATCATCTTCAGTTCCACTCATAATAAGTTTAAGAGCATCCTTAATCATACTACGACAAGGTGCAGGTGTAGAAGACTTAACTGCCTCAATACCCATCATCTTCAACTTAGGTTCTTCATATCGAACACCTTCACTATCCCATACATTTAAGATGTATCTTTTCTTGGCAGTCCATATACCACGGTCAGCAATGTTCTCTCTTGCCATGACCATCTTCTGCTCATAAGCATTTACGTAGGATGCCAGTTTTTCATAAGCACTCTCAATATAAGGCTCAAATTCCATTTCACAGATCTTATTAAGGAACGTGACAACGCCCTCATTAGTTTTCTCTCTCCCCTTGTATACAGCCTCGACCAGAGGACCCAAGTTAAGATAAATGGAATCGGTATCAGAAGCAATAACATAATCCTCTCCTTCAGTTTTTAAAATCTTATTGATATGAGCATTCATTCTATTCTCAATCCATCGAATAGATACCTGCCCCGACAGAGTAATAGCCTCCGCATTTGCTAGTTTATAATACCTAAAGTATTGGTTACCAATAGCACCATAAGCAGAGTTTAATTGAATCTTACGTGCCATCTGTATATTATTACATCTAGCAATCTCCTTAGTAAGAGCATTTGATGGATTCTTTTCATACTCCTGCTTTGCTTGAAGCATCTTCTTCTTATAGATGGTACGATCCTTATAGATCTTCTCCATCAACTCTGGCAGAAAACCACGTACATCCTTTCTATACTGTGCTCCATTGGCACATACAGCATACTCACCATCAATCACTATCTCCTGATTTAATAACCCCTCAACGCTCGCGCTGGGATGTCTAGTCTCCCTGA